GTGATTGTTAAATTTATTTTTGTCCGCGTGGACGCTCCGATAAGATTTGGCTCAAGGTATGGCGTATTAGGTACGACAGCTGCAAAAGGAACCATTGGTGCCTCTGGTACGGAGTCATAGACGTTTGCCGATACCGATGAAATTGCTGTTTTGAGAGCGCCGCGAACATTGACCGCAATTGACGATGGCATTAGCCCACCATCGCATCGACGTCAAGCGACTTTCCGAGAATTCCCACGACTCTGTTGAGTAATGATCGTCCCATCCGGTAAGGCGTCACCTGAAAATCTACGCCCTCGATTTGTCCACCGGCAGCTGTAATCGATTGGAATACTTCAACCGAAATTACAATAATTGCTTCATAGACGGCTGGATTTGATGCATAAATTGTAGCTGCATCGCCGCCAGTCTTATAAGTTGTTCCATGTGGAATAACCGCATTTTTATCTTGATCCGCGGCCACAAGCGCATAAGAAAATTCATATTCTGAATCTACGGCTGTAACTGTTTGGCTACCATTAAATGTTGCATCGATGGAAGCAATTACGACGCTGGATCCAACGATGTAATTGTGCGGCGTATTGGTTGTAAGAGTAGCCACGTTGGATGATATTCGTTTATAGGTGACGGATGATGAATATGATTCCAAAAGTGGCAAGACTGTAAGTTCGGCCGTATCTATCACTTTTTGTAGATAGGCGTCATTGTATAAGGATGCACTCACGCCGATGACCGATCGCAATTGCGAAGGTGTTACCAAAGACATGAGTGCATCCTTTCTACGGCTGGCCTAGCTCGGGAGCGAACTAGACCATGATTGATTTAGATCGATTAGGCCTTGTTATTCTTGAAGGCACCAGCTGCGATCTTGGTGGCGCAAGCACCGAATGAATAGACGCCAACTGTGACGGATCCATCGGCTGTTGATTCTGCGCGGAGTTGGTATGAAGGTGATTCGTACCATGTGTAAGCATCTGGATTTACGATGATGATTGTTCCATCTCCATCGCCAGCGTTTGTTGGATCAACGTATAGGTTGAGTCCTGCAACGTTTCCAAGAAGTGATGTTGGAGTTACAGCACCAGCTGCGTTCATTGGATTTACAGCGTTGTAGATTGGACGACCTGCATCGTTCAAGCCCATGATGTTTGACCATTGACCGGTTGAAACGACCATGTTGCGAGCAAATGGATTTGCAAGACCAGCGGTTGCGCCATAGACGCTTGCTGATCCGCGAGCAACTACGCCGAGAAGTTCTGCGGCTGTTGGATAGGTGACGGTTGTTGTGCCATCGAGTGTTGCACCTGCAATAAGGCGGCCATTGACATAAGCATTTTGTGCCTTAGCCATCGCTGCAACCATGTTGCGGAGAAGCTCGTCATAAAATGCTGGAGATGTGCGCTGCAAGAGTTCTACGCTGAATTTTTGCTGTCCAGCGAACTTCTTTACATCGACAGATACAAAAGCTGCGTTCTGGTCGGTGTCTGAAAATGCTGCATCCTCAGCTGTTTCTGCAACTGTTGGAGCTGCGGTGATTTTTGGAATCTCAAATGTCATACCTGCATCTGGCAAGGTACCGCGTGAGATTGCGTCGATTGATGGACGGATTGTTGTTGAAAGTCCGTTGATGACTTCAGCAAGCTGACGTGTTGGGACAAGTCCTGCGTTGTCGGTTGTGTTATCAGCTGCGAGAACGTACTGACGTGCATCCTCGTTGCCAAGAGCTGCTGCTACCTTGTTTTCTAGGTACTTTGCAGCTGTGATTTCGATGCGTGGTGTTGCGTATGCGACAGGCTTTGCTGACGCGGTTACTGACTGTGCGGCTTCAACCGTCTCTACGGCTTCCGCGGTTGTGACGGTGTTTTCCACTTCGTCTCCTTCTGTTGGGTTTGGTTGTGCATCTGATTCCTCGACGGATTCAGAATTTTCGTTTTCTGTTGCAGCGACTTCGCTGACGCGAGCTGATCGAACGGCTGGTTCTGATACAAGTGCGACGCCGGTAAGTTCACCAGCTAATACGCGCATGGTGCCATCTTTTTGATTGACGTAATCCTCGACGGCCAGTTCAACCGAGAATCCATCGCGTAATCCTTCCATGGCTTCGACGATTGCATCGGTTCCAGCTGTAGTTTGAGCAATTTTGAATGTTGCATTGATTGCTGAATCGCCGTCCATTGACATATCGAGAACTTTGCCAATTCTGCGTGTACGGTCATGCTCAAGGTTCAAAAATACTTCTTTTGGAGCAATAGATCCTTTTGCAAATACGACTTTACCGGTTGATGCGTTTGCTGGTTCCTCAAATGCAACGATGCGTCCGGTAATTGTGCGCGACTCTGAATCTGCCGCGGTGATTGTCATTGGTGTAGTTAGTTTCATCCGATTAGATCCTCTTCCTCGCGGATTTCGTCCACCGTCATCGCTCCGATGCGGTTAAGAATTTCGTACACTTGCGCTCTTTCGTAAGGATTGCCGCGCAAGAAATCATCCAAGTCATAACGTACATATTGAGATGCTGGCGTGAAATCTGTAAGCGATAAACGCTGCTCGATGATTGTAAGAATTGGGCGAATTGAAAAATCAATTAAATCACGACGCTGATTAACGGCGTTGGAATATGTCATGCTTGATGGATCAGCGGATGCAAACCATGCGGGCAAACCAATAGCGCGGCAAAGCTCGAGCGCCAAATAGTTTCTGGCTTCATTCATCTGGAGATTCTTTGGATCATATCCAATCGTATCCATTTTGATATCTGCGTTCAAAAATGTTACAGCTTTTGATGCTTTATTCTTAAAAGCCGAAATTAGTGAAGCGACGCGATCCTTTGGCAACTGTACGCCATTACTTGATAGCACAACTTGCGGAATTGGATTCAATGCAAAGTCATAAGCTGCTTTTTCAAGTGCATGAGCTGCGCGAACTGTACGGCCAGCGCGATTCAACAAACCTTCTTGCATATTGCCAAATACGACAAGTTCCTCGGGTGCAACATAATATCCATCAATACGATATTGCTCGATTTCTGTACCGAGTGCATTTGTTTCAACTGTAACGCGTTCAGGTGCGATTCTTTCCATCGCTTGAATTCGTCCGGTATCTGCATATCTAGAAAGTACGCGAGCATAAGCTGCTGGCCTAAAAAGTAGATCCTCAGCAATCCATGCCCAAAATTCTGCGCCAGTAATTCGTGGATCTGGTTGATTAATTACACGGAAACTTGGAACTGTCTCATCGGTTTCTTTTACTTTTGTTTCAAGTGGTAATGAAGCAACTGTTGAGCAAATAATTCCGCGAGCGCGAGCGATTACCGGTACACCCATGGCTTCGGTGCGTGTAGCACTTTGTCCATAAGCAAAATAAGGAGCGCCTAAAGCGTCAATGGAATTTACAGGCGCAAGCGAAGCATCTACCAGCTGATCGGCTGGATTTGGTTTCGGTGCTGTAACAAATAAATCCAATAATCCCATGCGTGTAATTTTATTGATCGCATATAACTATCCGATCATAATGTCAAGATCCGTCTCTGGGCGTGTCGCGAAGTGTGTGACTAAAGCACAAGCCACCGTCGCACACACAATCGATGCTGAAGCTTTGCGACCAATAGTCCAAGCTCCATCCCCAAATGGCAAACGTGCGGCACTCAATACTTGCTTCGTGAGTTCCAGCTGATTCCCGTGTCGTAGTCGTTTCGATGATATAGATCCTAAAAGTTCGTCGCAAGATTGACCGTACAGCGCCCCGTCTATATCGTCGATTGGGATGCCGGCTGGTTGAAGTCTAGCCGCGATCGCCGATGAAGTGCGTTTTGAATAAGCCAGCGTTTCGACTGGATATTGTGCGACGTAATCTGCGATGTCATTTGCCACGGCTTTGTCATCAAGTGCAATTGGATTGTGCCAAGTATGTAAAAGCTTGACATAAAATTCATTTTCATTTATTCGCTGCGCTAATACTAGAGCTGCATCGCGTCGATCTGGCGAGCAATCAAGTCCAAGCCAGACGGTACGTTCGCGATCGATTTCGATTTCATCCATTCCACATTCTGCCCATTCGCCAGCTGGAATCGCAGAGCTGATTGTCTGAACCCAACGGCACAAGACTTCGGTGCGAACAACATCCGGCGGATCATTCATGACAGCTCTCAAATTGTCGATGTGAACCGTATGACCTAAAGCGGGATTTGCCATGGCCGCGCCATTCCAAAATCTTTCGCTGTCGTCGATCTTGTCATAATCGCTCGACCATTCAAAATATCCAATGTCATCGCTAGATCCACCAGCTGCGCCAATGCCGCGCTCGCGAATTTGGTTCAGCACAATCGAATGTTGGTCGCCAGCGTTGCTATACGACCAGAGCTGCGGATTTTCTGCGGCCATCATCGTGTACCGGAGCGATGCCCACGTCGATTCATCCTTCAGCTCTCGAGTCTCATCAATATGTACGGTCGATGGCCGAGAAATACCGCGAGCAGCTGAAGCGCCAGCCTTCACCATGTATCGATTGCCATTCATCAATTCGATTTCCTCGGATCCATGTGCCCATCTGATTTTTTTTACTTGTGCAGCTAATGAATCGTTGGCTTCAATAACCGAAACTAAATCCCTGAAAGTTTCAAGCGATGTAGTTAATCGATGAGCTGTACCGATTTGAAGCTTGTCATCCCATTGAAACAGTCCCATCAAGATCCGTTGTTTCATGAATGTCGTCTTACCTTGTTGACGTGCCACGACCAACTGGACAAGTGGATGGTGCCATCTGCCATCCGGCTTTACCCGATGAGCTTCGATTGCAAGCCATCGCTGCCATGGAAGTAATGGAATTCCAATCGATTCGCTAAAGTCGATTAGCTCTTGGCCGCGTGAAGGCAAGTCCGGACGCAATTTTGAGTGGATTCTAGGATACGGACGTCCATATAGTGAATT